GGAAATTATATATAGATACTTTTAAATGGACACTTGCCAGAATGCAGCCTTACGGCATTAGGGATAAGAAGGAGGATGTCAAACAGCCTACAAAACTTGTTATAGGGTGGGCTAATGATGATGACACTGTAACGGCTATAGAGATTGATCCTGAGAACTTTGACGTAGAAAAGGATGCTGATGGCTCCGATAAGGAACCTACAAAACATTGAAAAAGCAAGCTCCTGTAGTTAATAAGGTTGTAATACCTTATACGCCTAGACCGTTGCAAGCTGAGATACATAAGGAATTAGATAGGCATAGATTCGCAGCACTAGTAATGTTTCGTAGAGCGGGTAAAACGGTTTTAGCTTGTAATCATTTAATACGTTTTGCGATCACTTGTGAAAAAGAAAATCCTAGATGCTATTATATTGGCCCAAGTGCAGTACAAGCTAAACGTGTAGCATGGGATTACATTTGTCATTATGCGTCTGCAATCCCTGATGTAAAATTTAATCATACAGAATTGAGATGCGATTTACCCAATGGTGCCAGAATAGGGTTGCTATCGGCTGAAACGGCAGATGCCCTTAGAGGTATATATATAGACCTAGCAGTGTTTGATGAATACGCTCTACACCCGCAAAATGTGTGGCCTGAAATAGTAAGGCCAGCTTTAGCTGATAGAAAAGGCAAAGCAATTTTTGTAGGTACGCCAGCTGGACATGATGCCTTCTTTGATCTTTTTATGGCAGCACAGCATAACGATCAATGGTACACAAAATTAGTCAAAGCTAGTGAAACCGATATTTTAGATCAAGAGGAGCTTGATGCTGCTCGTGATATGATGACTGTTGATCAGTTCAACCAAGAGTTTAACTGCAGCTTTGAAGCGAATATTGCTGGTTCCATATACGGCAAAGAGATGACAGCGTGTATGGAGGAGCAACGCCTAACGCATGTGCCTTACGATCCGACTGTTGTTGTAGATACTTTTTGGGATCTAGGGGTAGGTGATAGTACAACAATAATATTCGTACAGCAAACAAAAGGCGGTCAAGTTAGAATCATAGATTGCTACGAACAGAACAATGAAGGATTACCACACTATGCTAAAATCTTGGAACAAAAAGGTTACCAGTATGGTACGCACAATGCACCTTTTGATATTGAGGTGCGTGAGATGGGTTCGGGTAAAAGTAGGCGTGAAGTAGCATACGAGTTAGGTATAAACTTTAGGGTAGTTCCTAAACTACCTTTAGAAGATGGGATCCATGCAGTACAAATGCTCCTTCCTAGATGCGTCTTTGATGTTGACGCAACTGCTGTATTGCTGGATTCCCTTCGCTCTTATCATAGAGCGTACAATCAGAAGACTAAAACATTTCGTGCAACGCCTGTTCATGATGCGTCTAGTCATTTTGCAGACGCTATGCGGTACTGTGCTGTTGGTTTGAAAGAAGCAAAAGTAGGTAACGTAGCTCCACAACGTCTTGCAGATAATACTTACAACCCTTTAGCGCAGTCTAGTGTTTAGTCTAAGTAAACTGTTTATTAAAATATCAAAGCAACCATCATAAAACAGGAGTAATAAATGAGTTTATATCGCAATATTAACAAACGTAAAAAAGCAGGCACTAGCCGTAGTAAATCAAAAAGCACTGTTAGTGATAAAGCCTACAGCAACATGAAAAAAGATTTTCCAAAAAAGAAGAAAAGGAAGTAATGGCTGTTGATTACAGAGGTATAAAATTTAGTGGCGTAAACAGACCAAAACGCACACCTAGTCATGAAACAAAATCCCATGCTGTGTTGGCTAAGTCTGGAGACAAAGTAAAGTTGATCAGATTCGGACAACAAGGCGTAACAGGTGATAGAAAAAATACTGCACGTTCCAGATCGTTTAAAGCACGACATGGTGCAAATATTAAAAAAGGTAAGATGTCAGCAGCTTACTGGGCTAACAAAACAAAATGGTAAACAACTATGTCTATATTTAAAAAACCAAAAGTAACAGTTCCACCGCCACCACCGCCAGCAGCAGTGCAGGCAGTGCAACCTGAGCCTGTTGTTACACCAGATGAAGCAGTGCAAGCAGGAACAGAAAAAGCTGCACTTAAAAGGCGTATGAAAACTAGAAAAGGTAGACGGGCTACAATTCTTACTGGGCCAAGAGGTTTACTAAATGAAGCACCCGTTCAACGTGAAACACTGTTAGCAGGATAATACAATGAGTTTTGGAACACCAAGCGCAGGCGCAGGAGTTAATCCTTTTGATATGCCATCAAAACCAACAATAGCAAGTAGAATATCTACATTAAATAGAGCATTACCTTCTGGTACAAATCTTGCCAGAGGTTTAACTGGAGCAGCTAAAGATATTTTAAGTGCAGGATCAACACCAGTTACAAAAAAAGATCAGCTAAGAGAAATATCGCAACTAGATATTAAAACTCCAGACTCTATAAGAGTACCAGCTACAAAAGGTTCTTTAACTAAAATGCCTACATTAACAAGCACAGCGCAACCTAGTGTTGGTGGTGGAGGCATTAATGCTCCAACAGATAGTGCTGCTGTAGTGCAACCAAAGTCAGCAGTAGGTGCAGGCACAACTGCTCCTACACGAAGAAGACGATCAAGAACTATACTTACTGGTTCTAGGGGTGTAACGCAATCAGCAACACCAAGGTATTCTATAGTAGGAGGTTACAGATGACGGCTGATGTAATGGCAGTCCAGCTGTTAAAAAGATGGACAGAGTTAGACACTCAGCGTTCTACATGGGAAAGCCTATGGCAAGACATAGCTGATTACTGCGTACCACGTAAAGCAGACATAACTAGAAAAAGAAGTGCTGGTGATAACAGAGCAGAAAGATTGTTTGATGCAACAGCAGTGCATTCAGCTGAACTGTTAGCTGCAAGTTTACATGGTATGTTGACTAACGCTGCAACTTCTTGGTTTTCACTACGTTACCGTGATCCTTTTCTTGATGAATTAGACGAAGCAAAAGAATGGCTCCAAGAAACTGAAGAAGTGCTATACACAGCTTTAGCACGTAGTAATTTTCAAGAACAAATACATGAATTATATAGTGATCTAGTTACCTTTGGTACAGGGGTAATGATGATTGAAGAAGACGATAAAGATGATTTGCGATTTAGCACACGGCATATTGCTGAGTGTTACTTATCAGAAAACGATAAAGGCCGTGTCGATACTGTTTATAGAAAATTTAAACTATCGGCAAGAGCAGCAACAGACAAGTTCGGAGAGGATAAAGTCAGCCAAAAAATCCTAAAACTATCTGAATCAAATCCTTATGAACTTGTAACTTTACTTCATGTTGTAAGACCTAGAGAAGAACGAGATATAACTAAATCTGATTCACAGAATTTACCGTTTATGTCTTGTTATCTTGATCCAGAAGCAAAACAAGTTTTAAGTGTAGGAGGTTTTAACGAAAACCCTTACCTATGCCCTAGATTTTTAAAATCCAGTTACGAACAAAACTACGGAAGATCACCTTCTAGTTCTAGTATTTCTGATATTAAAATGATTAATAAGATGTCTGAAGTTTCCATTAGGTCAGCACAAAAACAAGTTGATCCTCCTTTAATGGTTCCTGATGACGGATTTATGTTACCTATCCGCACAGTACCTAGTGGTTTAAATTTTTATAGGAGTGGCACAAGAGATAGAATTGAGCCATTAAACACAGGAGCAAATAATCCTATTGGTATTCAGATGGAAGAACAAAGAAGGCAAGCTATCAGGCAAGCTTTCTATGTTGACCAACTGATACTTGGAGCAGGCCCGAACATGACTGCGACTGAAGTTGTACAACGTACTGAAGAAAAAATGCGACTATTAGGGCCAGTACTAGGCAGGCTCCAAGCTGAATTGTTACAGCCATTAATTGAAAGATGCTTTGCTGTTTTATCAAGAAAGAAAAGTTTTCCTGAACCTCCAGAAGTTCTTGGAGAAAGCACTATAGAGATTGAATATGTTTCTCCTCTAGCAAAAGCTCAACGTACTGGTGATGTACAAAGTTTAACTCGTTTGTTTGAACTAGTAACTCCATTAGCACAAATAGATCAAGGTGTCTTAGATTACATGGACACTGACGGAATGGTAAAACATTTAATAAAAACAGTAGGAGTGCCAGCTGTTGCAGTGCGAAGCAAAGAACAAGTTGATGCTTTGAGAAGTGAACGACAACAACAAGCAGCTGAACAACAACAAATAATGGAAGCCCAACAAACAGCTACAAGTGCTGGTGAAGCAGCACCTATGGTAAAAGCTCTTGGTGGGCCAGATGGTATTAATCAACTACTTGCAACAGAGGAAGGGCAGTAAAAAAAAATCATGACACCTAAAGAGCTAAAAGAATTATATGCTTACGTTTTTGGAACTGAAGACGGGCAAAAAGTTTTAGACGATTTAAAAAATAGGTTTTGGTTTTACCAACCAACATATACACCCAATGATACACACGAAACAAGTTACCGAGAAGGTCAGCGTTCTATTGTATTATCGCTTATGGGTTTATTAAAAGAAGACAACAGAAAATTACCAACAACAGCAAAGGAGTAAAGTTTTATGACCGACACGACTGAACAGGTAGCGGATGTCTCTAACGAGGTAGCACCGTCTGAAGTAAGCGAAACTACTATAAGTGATTGGAGAGAATCACTACCAGATAGTATAAAAGGCCATGAAGGTTTAAAAAGTATAAAAGATGTTGGAGCGTTAGCAAATAGTTATCTCCATGCACAAAGTATGGTAGGTGCTGATAAAATTGCTATACCTCGAAAACATAGTACAGATGATGATTGGGCTGAAGTCTACAGCAAACTTGGAAGACCAGATGAAGCTACTTCTTACAAACTAGATATAGCTGATGGTAGTCAAGTTGATGAAGATTTCTTAAAAGCTTTTAAAGATGCTTCGCATACAGCTGGTTTATCACAACGACAGGCTGAAAAGTTATCAGCTTGGTATCAACAGCTAAGTGTTAGTCAATCAGAAATAATAGACTCAGAGTATGCAAAACAACAAGAAGTAGCTGTTACAGAATTAAAAAAAGAGTGGGGTAAGGCGTATGATGAACGTACCCAACTTGCAGGAAAAGTTCTTCAAGAGTTTGGTGATGTTTCTCTTTCAGAAATGAAAATGTCTGATGGTAGTCTTGTTGGAGACAATGCTGAAGTAGTTAAGTTACTTGCTAATGTCGGTAATTTTATTAAAGAAAAAACAAGTGAAGATGTATTTACTGGAGAAACAAGTTCACCTGTAATGACTCCAGATGAAGCTAACTCAAAAATTAGAGAACTTACAGCAACAGATTCACCCTATTGGGATGCTAAACATAAAGATCATAATTATTATGTTGAAGAAACTATGAGACTTAGAGAGTTTACGTAAGGTAGCTAAAATTTAATTTAGTCTTACTGCTTTGATCAAAGTACAATCCGTCATGCAGACGCTAATGCGTGAGGTCTGAATAATCAGGTAGCCTTTTTAATTTAATATAAACAACAAAAGAAAGGACTTGCTAATGAGTACGCAAGTAACTACAGCTTTTGTTCAGCAATTTGGCTCTAATATTGATTTATTAAGTCAGCAAAAAGGTTCAAGATTGAGAGGGTCTGTTTCAGAAGAATCTGTTACAGGTGAAAAAGCTTTCTTTGATCAGATTGGATCAAGTGCTGCACAAAAGCGAACAACACGACATGGTGATACTCCGTTAATGGAAACACCACATAGCCGTAGAATGGTAACAATGGATGAGTACGAGTGGGCTGACCTTATTGATTCAGCTGATCGGGTCCGTATGCTTAGTGACCCGACTAGTTCTTATGCACAAGCAGCAGCTTATAGTATTGGCCGAGCAATGGATGACGCCATTATTACAGCTGCTACTGGTTCAGCAAAAACTGGTAAGTCAGGCTCAACCTCAACAGCGTTACCTTCTGGAAATATTGTAGCACATGGTAGTGCTGATATGACCATTGCTAAACTGCTATCTGCTAAAAAAATACTTGATGAAGGTGATGTCGATCCTAGCCGTAGAAGATATATTGCTGTTGCTCCCGCACAGCTAGAGGCTATGCTTGGTATTACTTCTATCACATCTAGTGATTTCAACACGGTGACTCAAACTTTGCCTATCTAAGTGGAAACATTTAGATGAAAATTGCTCAAATTCGGTGAAGGCTTTAAAATGCTAATACCGAGCCAAGCCCAGTAATGGGAAGGTGTAGAGACTAGACGGGCAAGGCCGAAACACACAATGGTGTCGGTCAAGGTATAGTCCAGACTACAAACAACAATAAAAGTTGGTAGCGAAAGCTATAGTGGTAAGAAAGGCTCTTGTTCAAGGTGAGGTTAATACCTTCCTAGGATTTGAGTTTATTGTATCTACTAGATTAGCAGTAGCATCAAATATTCGTACTTGTTT